CTTTACCTCTTGGTGGTAAATCATCAAAGTTAGCTGTCTGTCCTTTAAATGCATAAATAAAAGTATCACCTCTAGAATCAGAAGCTTCTACTTCAAATGCATTACCATCATCTCTTTTTACATAATAAACATTATCAAGTAATTCTGTAGTAAATCCAGTAGGTAAAACTCCATCAAGAGTTGTAGCTAAATCTGACATAATAGTGTTAGTCCTAACATCGCCTTGGTTAGATGCACTTGAACTATCTAAAGTTGTTTTACTAGCTGAATAAGTTGTACCTTGATATTTTACTCTTATAGTAAAATCAGTTTTGTAATCACCTTGCCTTACATAAAACATAGCTTCTTCTGGTCTTACTGGTGATTTATTTGTTGTATCTTTTGCTACTACTTTATTTTTATTAACAATAAAAGTATAATCAGCTATTGTTGTTGCAGTTAGTTCTTTTGATGGGTCAGTTAATCCACTAAGATAACTTATTGCTCCAGTTGGACTTTCTGTAACTGTTTGTTCTATTCCAGTTTTATCATATACTTTTAATACATTATCTGTTATTACTAATATATAAAATTCATTCTCATCTCTACGAATTGTATGAATAAAAGCATTTTCTATATTTGATGGAACATTAGATAAAGTTTTTATGTGTTCACTACTAGGTCGTTTTTTTAAGCCATCTACAACAGTTGAAAAACCATTTTCTTGTATTTCTGCTTGAGTTTTAAGTCGTAGAGATGGAGGCTGTTGAGATACACCATTAATAAGGTTTGGGATTGATGCAGATACTAGAGCCATTACAAGACACCCCCACCAGTTCTATCAAGAACAGAAACTACAGAATAGTTATCAAATATGGTGGTGTCTAGCACTTGGTTGTCAGAGTCTTTTAATTCTACTAATGCCATTAATTCATCTCTCTCTTGATAAATATGTAAGTCATTAGAAGAAACAACTCTGTCTTGGAAAATTCTGGCTGCTCTTATTGTTATATATCTACGAGCAGCTTCTGGTAAATCTTCAAAATCTAATAATACTACTGCATTCATCAAAACTTGTGTAATATCATCATCCATAAAAAATGAACTAGATGCTCTATTATATAATTTTGTTCCTCTTTGTACAAGTTCTAATTTATCAGTTTTATCTTGAGCCATATCAATTCTTAAAATATTTGATGGTATTTGTATTTGTTTATTTGTATCTGGCACAAACTGTCTTTTTAAGTCAGTATTAAAAGACCAACCCATAGACTGCACTTCACGATTTACAGAGTTAAGAATAGTTTCAGCTTGTTCAGCATCAACCAAACCAGAAGTAAGTGAGTTAACTGGACTCTCTCCAATAGCTGAGAGCATTGTATTTATAGCTTCAAGTTTAGTTGTTGTTGTCAGAGCCATTATGCTTTATTCCTTTCTTTTGCATTTTTTGCTTGTTCAAGAAGTCTTCGACCTTTTGCTACTGCTGATGCTTTATCACCAGAGTGCCCCCAAGCTTCTAGTGAGAGCTTCAATCTCGTCTTCTTCCCATCTTTGTTTAGTGGTCCTGCAGAAGACCCCATCCTTACTAGGAAAGAGCCTTTGCGTTTCTTTTTTTGTGGGCTATCTGCTGCACCTCCTACTGGTGCTTTTAAGTTACCACCAGTTTTTTTGTTATAAGATGCACGACCTTTTGCGTTAAGTCCTCCCTTTGGGTTTTGCCCCTCTTTTCGTTGCCACGCAGGTGTCTTAGCCATTAGAACACCACCCATAATAATGTTGATACAAGAATGTAAGTAATCATACTCTATACTTCCTCATACCAGAATTAGTTCTTTGTTTTGGCTTATTTTTAGCAGCCATAATTTTTGTTTGTATTTGTTTTGGCAAAGTTTTTTGTTTAGCAGTTAGACCACTTTTCTTTGCTTTATCTTTTTTATGTTGTTCTTTTCCTGCTTTAGTGTAAGGATATTCTTTTCCGTCTAATTTTGGCATTATACTCTGTACCTCCTAGTTTTGTTTGAGATTGATTTTGGTTGTTTACTAAATTGCTTTCCTGCTCTTGTGTCTGCTTTTTTCTTCCGATTAGTCGCTGCCCTTTCGGATGGCGATAACGCAGCAATCGCTTTTTTAGGTAAATATCTTGATTCACCTTTTTTACCTGCATATTGCCATTTTTGTCTACCCCACTTTCGTAATTTATTGTTTGATTTTTTTGGTCCAGAATATGAACCACCTGCATCTTTATAATATTTTACTGCAAGTTGCATAGCCCTTGCTGAGTGTTTACCACCCATTTTGGCTTTTGCTCTGGCTTTAGCTGCAGCCCATTTTTTGGGGTCTCGCTTTGTGGCAGTACTCATAGTACTGCACACACATAAGCATTGATTTCAAGACCAACACTTACCTCTGTTACTTGTGGTTTATTCCAAGACATATTTTTCTCCAAGTAAGAAGAGGAGTCCTTTCGGACTCCCCTAGTTAGTATTATTAGACACTAGATAGTGCGATAGCAGCAGCAGGTCTAAGAATGTTGTGACCCATTGCATACTTAGCAACCATCAATGTACCTTGACGATTAATTTGGTACTCGCTTTCTACTCCAAGGTCCATAAGCTTAACAGTAGCTACAGCATCTTTAGTCATTACTAGTCCTTTTACTTTAGCAGCTAGGTCAACTAAGTTAACACCATCTGTAGTAGTATTAGTAATGTCATATGCAGTAGTTCTACCAGAACCTGCAGTATTAGCAAGTGGTCTATTACCTTTAGACTGACCTTTATCAGTACCAGATGTTTCAATAACATCAGCTACTACTAAGTGGTTAGACATATAAATAGGCATACCTGCAATTTGTGGAACAACTGCAGATGCTACTGAGCCAGTACCACCAAAGTCACGATTCATATAGACCAGTTTATTACCATCAGTTACATCCAATAACGCATAGTATTGGTCTGGTGGTAATACTACAAACGCACCATCAGTTGGAACATTTTTCTTATCGAATTCTTTCTTCGCATCAAAGATAGACTTTGCTAATTTAGCAGGGTCTGTAACATCTCCAGATGCTGCACCGATAGTCACATTGTCTGTGAAATCTTCTTCAGAGAATGCTTTGTAGTCTTGAACAAGAGCAGCAGCCCTTGTTGCGTTAGTTGCTAGAGCAGCTTTTAGTGCTGTTCTAATTATGTTTTTGTCAGCTTCAGTTGCCAAGGCAATTCCTGCCTCTTTACTGTATGTCGACCTTACATCGTAATGATTGATTGCCTCGTCAATGTTTGGCACAAATTGAGCCGAGATTAACAAATCGTCAATTGTTACGATTCTTTCTGATGCTCGTATCTTACCACCAGTAATTTCATTTCCAGGGGTGTGATACTCAGCACTTGTTCTACCTAAGAATGGAAAGGATGCTGACTTACCTTTAGTAATAGTTCGAGTCCTCATAAGAGGCATCATAATGTTTTTTGCTTCAAATGCAGTAAGAACTTCTCCTGCATACAGCTTTAAAAACAAATCACGAACATCACCAGTAAGGTTAGTCTGTCCTAATCTACTCACATCATAGGCAGGATTTGATGCACCTTGCATAGCCATAGTTATCCTCCTTATTAGTTATAGCAAGTTGATATTGATTTATTATTACAAAGTTCTGCAAGTTTCGTTCTCTAAGATTATCCCTCGCAAGGGGTCAGAGATACTAGTCTCTTTTAGTATTTGTAACTTGTGTCTCAATGAGACAGTTAGAGTACAGAAGATTTTCGTAACTTTTCAGCTACTTGACTTCTATACGCAGGGTCTTTTTCGTATCTTGGGTCAGACATCGCTGCAGTAATTTCTGCCAGACTTTGAAAGTTCCCTACTGTTGCATCGCCTACCTCACCTTTTACAAGGGTTGGTTCGACACCTACACCAGAACGATAACGAGAATGGAGACCTTGAATTGCAAATACAGCATCTTGAGGGTTGCCAGTATCAACAGTTCTGTTAAATACTTCTTGCTCATCTGCTGTTAAGTTATTTGCAGCCCAATCCATCATATTTTTGTAGGCTTCTTCTCCTCCTACTAAGTTATAGGCTTGTTGCCTAGTTTGGTCTACAAGAGCCATCTGTCCATCTATAAATGAGTCTACCACATCTGATGGTATACCTGCATCTTCTAGTTGGTCATACTGCTCATCTGAGAGACCACCTTTTTCCCAAAAGTCTTGAGACATAGCACTATAGTCAATTCCGTGTGCTTCTAGTTCATCAATAGCTGCATCTTTGTTTTCCAAAGCTGCCTCATTGTCTGCTTCTCGACTTGAGTGAAACTGTTGCTCCAATTCAGAATAAGCTTTTGCCATATCTTCTGGAGTGTTAAATTTTTCTGGTAGCCAGTCTGGTCTATCTTGGACTTCTTCTGTAGCAGGAGGCTGTATTGCAGCTTCTGCTTTTTCTACCATTTCTTTTTGATAATTAGGGTCTTCTTGAGTTTCCCCTTGATATGTATTTAATTGTTCAGCCATAATGTTTATTCAACTCCTTGGTCAGTTTGTTGCTGTACTTGTTCCAATGCTTTCTCGGTTATTGGTAATGCACCTTTTTGTGCCATACCAGAAATAGTGTCTTCTAGTTTATTCATAGATTGTTGTTGCATCATTTGTTCTTGTTCTGCTTGTTTTTGCTCTGGTGTTTTTATTAAACCTCCAGTATCAATTCCTAACGATGCTCCTAGTCTATCTATATAATCATCAACATTAAGACTAGAAGCGATAGTCTCTGGTCCTAATGGTTGTAGATATTGTAAAAATTGTGCTAATTTATTTAAATCTTGTCCTCTTCCTAAAGCCTCAAGCCCAGTTACAATCTGTGGTTTGACTGTATCTTTTGGCATTTTAGGCATCTTTTTCTTTTTCTCTAGCCTATCTAATAGTAACTCAACTAGTGGATACTGAAACTCTTGACTAAGAATAGAATAAGTACCACCAAGTGCACTTTCTAATTCTTGTGCCATAAATCTTATTTCTTCTGCAGTTACTCGTTCAGCTTGTCTTTGTACAGAAGAATTAAGTAAGAAAGCAAAAGATAATCGTTCAGTAATTCTTAATCCAGTTTCTTGTGCTACTCTAAAATCATTAAATTTGTTTACCTGCAAAGTTGTTACATCATTTGCATCACCTTGTACAATTGCTCCATTTGGTGCTTTTGCTAGTGTATTTTGTTTTGTTGTTCCGTTAGGTCTAACTAAGAATAATACTTTAGAAGAAGCAGCACTACCCTCTACAATGGCTCTAGTTAAAGCTTCAAGACTTCTTAAATCACCTATGTATTCTTCTACAAACCCACGACCATAATCTTCACCATCAATTCTAGTAAATCGTAATGGAATAAATGGACTTTTGTTTAAGGGATAAAAACCCTCTGAGTCTGGTACAACCATACCTTTTACTTCTTGATGTATATGAAACTTATCTTCCTTACGACAGACATAAGTATATAAATCAAGGTTTTTGTTATTATAATCTGCTTCTCTTTCTTGAGTAATATTATCTGCTTGAGTAAGCATTATTCGTGCTTTTTCTGGTAACATAAGTGGAGATACAGACTCTTTAGTTATAACCTCCATTACATTACCCATCGTGTCTCTTTTTACAACATATCTATCTAACCTAAATACTTTCATTGCTCCCTCAGTTTTTGGGAAAAACAATAAAGCATTACCTGCTACAATTAATTGTTTTAATGCTTCATATACTGGAACACGAATTGCAGTTGATTCTATTTCCTGCATTGATGTTCTTTCTATTCTAGACAGAGCCTCTTCAATTGCTCCTCTTGCTTCTTTACCTGCTATTTTTTCTATATCAAAATCATCAATAATTAATCTAAAGAAAGGTGAATTAGGTGGTAAAAGAGTAAGTAATAATTTACTAGCAAGATTGTTTACACCTCTTGCACCAACTGCTTGGTAAGGTGTTTTATAGTTAGTAAAACCAGTATGACCCTCTGGTGGCATAAGAGTTGGTACAGTCAACTCTGCTGCATCTCTTGCTCTTTGCAGAAAAGAATCTCTGTTAGCAGCAAGGTTTGCATATCTACTAGCTATAGACTTAATTTTTTCCATACTAAGACACCAACAATAGAAGTAAAAGAATAGCTATAATACCTAAATACATAGGTTGACGGCAACTCATACATTGCATCTTATTTTTTATTTTATTCCAATATTCTTCAATCATATTAACCTCTCGGAATGTTAAGCCCACCCATAGTCAAAGAAATATTTTTAGACTTTGTAGAACCACCACTTGATTCTATACCTAGTCCTACAACTTTTCTAGGTTTAATCAAACGATTATCTGTTTTTTTCTTTTTTTGTGGATTAGCAGTTGTTATATTTAACCCAGTTTTCTTTTTCTTAGTTTGTTTAAATTCATTAGGAACAACAGCACTAACGGCTCTAGTGTTATTCTTATTTTTTATATTACCAGAAAAAGCCATATAGGGTATACCCATATCTTCTACATATTTTTTTTGTATTGCTGATGCAGATTGCATATCTTTTGCTCCTTGGCTTAAAGCATAAGCCATTCCGTGCATATTTCCAATCCCTATTGCCTCTGCAATATTTCTGTATTTTTTAGCCATATTGGTTAACTAGACTCTGGTATGTTGATACCAGTTTTTCCAGACCCTCCAACATTTGCTACATTGACATCAAGACCAACTCTGAATCTTCGTTTTCCCATTCTGTCTTTTCGTCTTTGTGCTGATGGACTTGGTACTGCATCATCGTCAGCATCTACTGCTTTTGCAGAACCTCTTCCCTCAATAGCAGCTACTGGTGTAGAAGCTTGTCTTTTTGGCTTTGGGGCAGGACCTCCACCACCTCCACCTCCTCCTCCACCACAATAGCATACAGTTTTGGAGAGGATTTTGTCTTCATAATCAAACATTTGTTCCTCGCTTGTTAATTAGTATTAGTTTGTTTTTTTGGTATAGATAAACCAGTTCCCTCTGCTAGATTAGTTCCCAATGTATTTTGTTTTCTATCTACTCGGAACTGTTTCTTACCATCCCTTTTCTTTTTCATAGCTGCTGAATCAGTATCAATAGCTTCAAAATCAACTTCCTTTGCAGTTACTTGTGGTACTGCTGCAGGAGGTGCAGGGGGTGGTGGGGGAGCAGGCATCTTTGGACTTTTCATAAAGCACATAGTAGTTTACTCCTCATCATCTATGTTAGTTAGTTGTCTCACCTTTTCAATTACTGACTGCTGACCTTGTAAAAATCTTAGTTTTTCAACAGAAATATTTTCGTCTTTAGGTAGCTTATCTGGAAACTGCCTTTCTAAGTAATTCAACACATCGTTTGATATTAAAGGTTTATCCGTCAATAATTTCATAGGTATTTCCAATACTGTCCAAAAAACAGAGAGGATTACTATTACATAACCCCCTCTGCCCACTATTTTGACAAGAAAGAAATATAACTATAATTCACACGAATTACCAGTACAAGCTAACTCTTGAGAACTAGTAGTCATATCCTTGACTTCTCTATACTTTGAGAAATCAATTGTAGGCATATTATCAGATAACTTTTTAAATTGCAAGTTATTTATTTTTTCATATGGTGCTTGTACATACGAGTGAGAATCATCTTCTTTTGGTAAAAATGA